ACGGAGTCCATGTTTTCACAGGCTACGATCTACGAGAACATGAACAAGATCGTCAAGATGATTGGATACAAGCCCACAGGCAAACAAACATCCTTATGTCCAATCGAGGTAACAGCGACAGCATCCCTAACTCCCGGAAACTATAGCATACGCAAATATAGCTATTTCCTTCTAGACAATATACAATACACATTCATCGATGATACATCTTTTGAAAAGGTGACCACATCTGACGAATATATTGATTCTATATCCAACAACACTATCCTATATCAGGGTAAGGTCGGGGAATATCCAATATATACCGCCGAGGGTGTTGAATATGAAACTCTTCCGGTTGTTGTAGATAATCTAGTTGATAGTCGGGATACCAGATTTATATCCAATGGAACGATTTCAGTATATGTTAAGGAAATTGAGACTGGCGTGTGGTATGAGTATGAGGTGGTTGATAGTTTATTTATAACTGAATCCAACACCAGAGTTGTAGATCTTAGGTTGAATGAAAATGGACACTACGAGATTAAATTTGGTAATGGGGTTTTTGGTAAGTCATTGGTTGCCGGGGATCAAGTTGCGGTGTATTACATTTTAAGTGATGGGGAAAAGGGTCAGATATCTAAAAATACTATAAATGGCAATAAAATATTCCTATTCAATAGTAATAGATTTAACCAAATATATGACGACATCACCATTTCAAACACATCTCAAATAACAAGTGATCAATCACCATTTCTAATTTTCAAAAACCCAGCAAACTCTACCCTAATGCGAGGTGCTGAGGGTGTCGATCAGATTCGCGAAAATAGTCCAGTATTCCTATCATCACAACTTAGATTGGTTACCGAGAATGATTATGAGAAATTTCTCCTAAAGAGTATACCAAACGTATTAAATGATGTTAAGGTTGTCAATAACCAACTATTCATAGATGAATACATTCAATATTTTTATGATATTTGTGTAGACCCAAACAAGGTCAACCGTGTAATACTAAATCAGGTAAATTTTGCAGATTCTTGTGATTTCAATAATATTAATATTTTCGCAGTTCCATCATTCACAAATAGAATTGATGAACAGTATCCAGAGTTTTTAAGTAACAGCTTTAAAAATCTAATAAAAGACATCACAAGAGATAAGAAGATAATTTCAAATGAAGTAGTCCCTAGAGATCCGATATATTCAGCTCTCGATTTTGGATTCACAAACAAACAAGCAACCAAAGATGTGTATTCCAAGACCAAATTGGTCATCACCAGAGAAAGAGGTGATAAGACAAACAAGGAAACAATCAAGAGACGGGTAGTTGATGTTATATTGGATTACTTCGATCCATCAAATGTTAAACTTGGTCAAAAGATCGATATATCAACTCTAACTTCGAAAATACTAAGTCTCGAAAGCATTAGAAAAATTAAAACTACAAACATTGAAGAGTTGATTGATTTCAGCGGATTATCGTTTGTTATCTGGAATCCAATGTTCGATGGGGTCGATGAGGCTATCATAAACCAAACAACAACACTTCCATATTTTAAATTCCCATACATTTTTAGACCAAATACATTGATCAACCGAATTGAAGTAATAGATGAGTAATACCACAACATATATCAATTTCAGTGCAGTAGATTATATGGGGACGGACTCTCTATCATCATATGCACTGGATTTAACTCCGATCAAATTTATACCGGATCTAGATAACTCAATCCACAATAGAGTAGTTTGGAGCTTTGGGGATGGAACCATATCGGATTCGTTTTCAGCATCCAAGGTATATACATACCCCGGAAGATATGTAGTTAATATGGTTGTATACGACTGTGACAATAATGCACAGATTTCGGTATTTGAGAAGTTTATAACTATACACGATTTTGTAACACATAAATTTGATGTATCGTATTACCCGTCCCAACTAGACGTTGTAATGTATAATGGGGAAGAAGTATTATACGACGGAGAACCCATATATTTCACTCCAAGTGGTGGTTATTCATTAGTTCTGAGATGCGGATCGATCAGTAGTCCACTGATCATTAATTCATATTACCCACCATATCAAAATACATCAGACATCTTTTACGAAATCTCTGGGTCTGATAGTCGAAACTACTGGAACATTGACAATAAATTTAAACATCTAGAAAATTTCAATACCCTATATGATACAATCTATAATCATCATTTGGGTGGTTATCAATATAGACCTATACCTAAAATTGAATTTGAGGGGGTTGAGATGTATGCTAAACTTTCCGCTGGAGAAATTGTGAACTGTCCATCCACAGATGAGGGTTCATCGTTTATCGGAACATCAGCAACCAAGAACATCCATATCAATGATGATACAATAACTGAAAAGCTGTTGGTTAAGATGTTTTTCGATAAAAATGATATTCAACTACTTGGAAATGGTGGAAACTACCTTAATAATTTGGGGATAACTCTATCTGCCGAAGTTGTAGATAATCCACCCAATCACTTATCGATTACTTCTAATGGTCTAGATGGGGAGGGATATTTGATTGATTCATTCAATATCAACCCAATTAAGTATTACAACACCAACATACCATTTGTTATTAGGTTGAAAGATGCTGATAATTTTTCTATAAAGAATTTTGAAATATTACAACTCTCTTCTTTAAATTTAAGTGCAGTGTCTAGTGGTGTGTATAGTATATCTTCTTTGAATTATACGTTATCTGGTCAGAATCATGGGGGATCATTCAGAGGCTACGTGACATTCCCGAATACAACTCCAACAACTATATTAGAAAATGTTAAACTGGTTGCAAGTGGAACATTCATAAGCGATCAACTGTCTTCATATACACTATCTGGTGAGTCAAACGACTTCAATGTATATCCTTCGAACTTTTTTGACATTTATAAAAAGAATGAAGATTTCAACCCAGAACAGACCATAAAAGACTTAAGGTTCCAAGAAACACTTCTAGATAAAGAAGTATTGTTTGGCGATTTTATCGGCGGTGTGTTGGGTGACGAATATTCGGATCATGATGGTATTGGTCTTAAACTATATGAGAAGATCGCAAACTTCATCGACAATACCCAAGACTTAGATAAGTGTGAGATAAAATTCCTAGACTCGCTAGGTAAGAATCTAAACTATATGGGTGTGGGTGATGAGAAGTGGATACTTCCAGAAAATGTTAAAAGACTCGTAAACCTATTATCCATCAATAAGGCTAAATTATTCGGAACTGTAAATAAGTTCAAGGAAAATTTAGACGTTAGGGGTAGAACGTCTAAGGATGAGTATGGTAAAAACATAGGAAATATGATAGATCCAAAAACATATATAGTGTCGGTGGATCGTGATATTGTAGCTCTTGAGAAATTTTCAAATACATATACTCTGTTAAACTCTTTACAGCCTCTTTCATCAACCAACCTATCATCATTTCCCCTCTCGACATATAGTTCGGATTGGGGTTGGCCATTGGTGCTTCCATCTACATTCAATTTTGAAGATATTGGTAAGTATTACCTATTCTTCGATTATGATGACACGATAGACGGAACCGTTGTAGGTGGTATTATCGACTTCGTTAATAGTAAAACCACTATTAACATTTCCACGGAATTATCAGCTTTAAATATCACAGAGGGTATTTATGACAATATGATTCTAGATACACTGTATCAATCGTTATCTCTTACTAATTAATAATAGTCACCGTAGATATTGTTATCAGCAGCATCCATGTTGTATACCTCTTCTTGACTTATAGTGTCAATATCACCCGGATATGCCTTAGCATCCGATGTAAGACTTGGGAATAAAGCAGATGATAGTTTACCACTAAATGTGTTGTCGTACACTTGATCGTTTCCAAGTTCCATAGGTGCATTAGTTTCATGGCTAGTTTCATAACGTTTCGCTTTGATAGCCCAAACGTAATGCCCCATAGCTGGATTTAGACCACCAGATGAGTTCTGATCCAAAACTTCGGTGATCCTAAATATCTTAGCACCTCTATCTCCCGGTCTATCACATCCCAATACTGAAATCTCCATAAGGTCATCAGATTTAGGTTCTACTCTTTGACCATTATCCGTGAAGATATAACTAGATAGGGCGAACAGGTCTGTGAAATCCTTGATGGATATATATGCTGTTAACTCATCATCAGATTCCATACCAAATTGAGACAGATATACACTCTCTTCTAATTCAATGTATGACTTGATGACATGGGGTCCAGAGTATTCTTGTGTTGAATGTTCTCCATATAGAATGTTCATGGCGGATAGATTGAACCCATTCACATAGTAATTTACTTCAACTCCAAAATTGTTTATAAGTTCATTGAATCCAGATTTGAAAATAGCCTGTTCTGCTTGGAAGTTGGAGGGGTCTGCAAATCCACCACAATTAGGATTGTAGACCCCTGCAAATATGTTTGAGGGTTCTAAGCAAGAAAGTGGTGTTGGAGGGCATCCCATAATGTTATTTAATGTTTGATAACCCTACCAACCCATTGACCCTGTTTATTGGTAAACATCTGTATATCGGTGTTGCTGTTTTTGAAGTTATATAATGTTTTACCATCTTGGAAATCCTTAATTCCCATCTCTTCAAGTTCTGGTAGGGTTAGGATACTACCGGGAACATCCATCTTGGGGTTATCATGTTTCCTATCCCCTTTGGTGAAAAGATACTTCTTATCAATTCTATTGGGGTTCTTACCATTATGTGCCTGTATGGATGGTGCTGGAGATCCATCGGCTAGATTGTGCCTATACTCTAGGAAGAATTGTGTAAAAGGTTTCACTATATCTATTTAACAAAAAAGCCTATCGGTTAAGATAGGCTTGATTGGTTGAATTTTATTATCTAAAGATTACTTGAAGTAATCAGTAGCTTTCTTTAGGGATGATCCGGGAACTTGGTTGTTCTTACCTTGGAGGGCTGTAAAGGATGGCGCACCATCTTTAGTTCCAGTCTCGTCGGTTACATCGGTCTTAGCCTTACCACTCTTAGGTGCTGGGTGTCCAGAAACCTTATTGGATTTAGCTTGGAAGACTTTCTTCTTATCTGGAGCAACTTTGGTTCCTTCTTCTTCGTCTTCTTCGAAGTCCATACCACCGTCATCGTCTCCGAAGTCTAGGTCGTCTCCAAAGTCGTCTTCACCACCAAGATCGTCTTCACCTTCTCCAAGAGATCCTTGAAGAACGTCACACAACGCTTGTGCTGTTGCTCTGTCGAGGGTAAAGGTAACTGAATCACCTTCATCACCGAATTCATCTTCTCCTCCAAAATCATCATCAAGATCTGAATCTGGAGTTGAATCATCAAGGCCGAGGGCATCGATATCACTTCCTTCGTCTTCACCGAAGTTTTCTCTAAGGACTTTACTGTATAGTTTGTCGAACACTGATTTGCTCATGAAGTTATTTACCAAATTCCTACTATCTTTTTTAGATTCTTTAAAACTTTCTTCGGATT